CTAGTTTTGTGTTGGGCAACTTTTTCTACAGGTCTCAATTCATCCTTCAATGTAGCGATAAAATACACCTCAGGAATCTCTGTTTTGCATTGAGTAATCAACTGATCTATCGAATCGGACAATTCATCCCAAAGTTCTCCATCACATTTACATTCCTTTCCTACCCATGGTTTTTTACCAAAATTCAAACCTCGACTAGTAAAAGGCCAACCAGGTGACTTCTTGGAATTTATCGAACGAATATACTTATCACCAGGGACGCCTTCCACTGCTTGTTTCTTAGTCAAAATCATAGGATTGCCATGGATTTTAATAATCTGATCACGGTCTACAACACAAGCAGCACACAACTCTTGTAAAACAATTGATTTATACTGAATAATTTCCTTATCCAGATGTTTCTGAAAGATGGAATGGGACAATTTATCCAAGCTAATTTTCCTCATAACTTCCTCATATAATTGTTTTGTTGTTCTTGCCTTCGATTCTCGCAACACACTCTCAAACATCTTAACTCTAGGTAAATCCACCAAATCAGCATTCGCTACTACATCGAGATTTTGACCCAATGCTCGCTCCCAAGGATCACCTCCAGTGTAATTTCTCAAAAATTTCTTTTTAACATAATACAAACTGCGTTCAATCTTGTCCATCGGAATATAAGGTAAATTTAAAGATGTTTTCTCTAACCCACGCATCAATGGGTCTATTAATTGCCCACCTTTAGCCTTCCAAACATCTAAAAGACCAGTTGTAACGGGCGTGTCCATTGTGTCTGTCACATAATGCAATGTTCCTCTCCGGTAAACCAATTTACAATCTTCAGGATTTTTAAAAACAACTCGCAAGCTAGCTGGAGCCTTCTTAACAACAAAATCAAGCGGTCTTCCTGTAGCTTTCCTATAACTATCTTCTAAAATTTCCATATTTATCTGACCCATACTTGGTCTTATATTAGTGCGCAGTGGTTGTTGAGGTGGTTTTCCTTTAACCCGCCCAATATAATGAAAATTACCATTCGGTAAATTGGGAACAAAACCGTCTATATCATCAATTTTCAACGGCTCAACATCAGGATTGCAAAAACCCTGCAAATCACACGTCTGCAAACGAGAAAAAGCATCCAAAATATCTTCTCGGGTGATGGGCACACTGTTTGCATAACCAGCGTTTTTATCACCAGCAACATGTATTCCAACCAATGGCTTCAGTAAATATTTGCTTTCCACAAATAAAACAGAGCCACAATCTCCCATACGCGTATCAGCCTTATAATTATATCGATCTCGTATTAAGCTATAAAACTCAACTGGTTTATCCGCTGGTCCAGCAGTTGCTGTGCCACGCAAATCATTCTGAATTGCATCCTGATTTAAAGAAATCTGCTTAAAACGATTAACAGGTGTAATATCACCACACGGGATCGATATACTATATGGTTCATCATTTCCGTTCAATCGCTGAACAACAAGATACCCGCCTGCTCCAGGATCATTGAATTTAGCATAATCAGATCGCGAAACGAACTTACTCACCATATCTGCACAACTAAAACCTGACATGTTTTTAACCGCAACAATTACAGCATCTTTTGCCATTACCTCATCACTATCAACATGACATGGCGATATAATCTGGGCATAATCCATAAGATCCTCAACTAAACAATTTATATGATTTGGTCTTCTATTGCCATTTCGTTCCAAAATGGTAGGACCACGAACAAAAGAAACTTTATCCTTTAAATGTAAATTACCACGTGAAAGTTGGTACTTCAACATCATCATAAAATGATTCGGCATCAAAAATTTCCGATCTTGAATAAAGAAAACATTACCAAAGCGATAATATTGTTTTTTCTTTTCGGAAAAAGCTTGTAACAAAAAACTATTAGCGGGCAAAACATAATCCAAAAACTGATCTGTCAATTGACACGATTGTAACTTAACTAAAAAACTTGGAACTTCCTTTTCTTTCATACTTAAAGTGCAGGCCTCTTTATTCAAAACGCAATCCAAGCCAAAATCATTTGCCAAAGCCTGAACGGAATCTTGTGAAAATGAGTATGATGGAACACTCACAACGCATCGTGCTGATGCACGACACCCAGTCCTTGGAGTGGAACCTTCAGCCTGTGATTGCACAACATCATAACCATAATAATCAAACAAATAACGCAAATCGGAACCACTTAAAGGAGCTTGTTCACGACTAACATGAACAGCTGTGGAACCACCAAACAATTTCTCCAACCAACCACGTTTACGTTTCTCGGTTGCACAAATCTCTTTTGCAATTGCAACACTAGGATTCGACTCTTTGTTTCTTATCATTTTCCATGTTCCGTAAAGCATACCACCAATAGCCAATCCATATGTAACCACTCCAGCCCATCTTAATAGATTCATATAATCCATACTCTCTATCTTTGCTCGAATCGCGAAATATTTGTCTGCACATTTCTTCTTTATACGTGCCCAATCAGACAAAACCATTGAGTAATCATCGACACTATGAGACTCCATTGAGTCTTCAAAATCTGGCCATTTTTCCAAATTATAATTCCGCAACGCCATCATTTCTGGCAAATCATAAGAAAAATATCTATCGCCAAGAGAAACAGCATAAGACAAAGCAACAGCACGAGGATCATCACTAGCCTCCTCAAAATTACACATTTGACTAGGCACGTCAACAACACCCTGCTTCATACTAGCCAAGCTAGAGGCATGGAACTGGCGAGCTTGTTCAATAAGCTCACCCCCCGAAATGACACGATCAGTGTACACCTTTTCAATTTCATTCAGAAATTCTGTCCATGTCAAAATTTGATCGTCCACTTCACCTGTCTTAATATTCAAATGTTGAAAATAATAAATGTTGTAGTTCATAAGTTGAACTTTGCCGTTTTTCATACAGTGAAGGTCAGTTTTTAATTTTTCAAATTCCTTATCAGAATAAGTATTCAAAAGATGTGCATCATTGCAAGGAATTGTGCATTTCGCTGGGTCAACATTATAGCGAGTTCTATATCGATCTACACTATGCTGATCATGAAGTCCTTGACTAACCAAGAATTCACGTTCCTGAGGTGTAATAAATTTCCGATATTCTGGACGAATACGACACACATAACACAAATCTGCAAGTCGATTCGCCACAGCATACGGATAATTCATACTACCCAAACCTTGTGCAACATTCTTCTTATTTGTTGTACAAATACAAATATCTGAATTAAAAAAACGTCCCTTATCGGGTAAATGCGCCATTGGCAAAGAAAAGGGCATGTTATTCTTTATTTTAATCACCTCATTAGCTTCTGGATTTGGACAACTTTCCGTATCTTTAGTACTCATAAAATCATCAATAATAGTAGCAAATTGATTAACATAACCATCCCAATGAGCCTGATCACTATTACGAACATACACACTACCAGATGTTGTATGTTCTGTCTGGGTAAGGGTTGCGTGCAACTTACTTACAAAACTAGCAAGAGCTGAAACAAGTGAAGATTTACCAGCTCCACTTGACCCATACAACAAAACAACTGTAGGCGGGTTACGTAACTCACCTTCTAAAGATTCAGCACTCATTTCTTCCAGTTTTTTATGCAATCTTTGCATCCAAAAAGTAACAACTGCAGCCTTTGGACGATCCAACTTATCGACAATCTGTGTCAAATCTAAGCCACGGTTATTTTGCGTGCGTAAATCTTTCAAATATTTCTGCTTAACAATCAAAGGATCTCGATGAGAAAAACCACGTTTAAAGATACGCACATTTTCTTCAATCCAAACATCGATATCTCTATTTAAAGAATATTGAGTAACAGTATGATCATCTATAATAAAACCAAGACGATCAGCTATTTTATCATAAACAAATGTCCAAAAGCCCTTCAATTTTTCAAACGTAGAACCCAAACTTGTAATTCCACGTTGATAATTAAACACTTTTCTAGATAAGTCTTCAAAATCCTTAGTGCTAGGATGTAATTTAACAGAACCAACAAAAATAAGAGTAAAGAAAAAAGCCATTAAACCACTGAAATTGTCAGGGTTAACTAATGCATCCATCATAGGATTACCAAAAGATTGCGAAGGGACATCTACAACCTCAGAAAAATAATTCTTCTTAATATATGCATAAAAAGACATTCCATTATCCATAACATAATCCACAATCATAGAAGCAACACCAAAATAATGCAATAAGAAAGCAATAATTACAGATGAAAGCGCAATATCAAAAGCACATGCTCTACTAACACTAATAAAAGCAACTACTATTAAAACACATGTCAAATAATTTTTAAACACAGAAGAACCCTCCTGCAAACTTTCTATAGTGTTGCGTACAGATGTAGTAGTTTGTGATAACATGTTAATAATTTGATCTGCTTGAGTAGACAAGCTAGTAAAAATAGTAGAAACAAAATTCTTATCTGGCATCTTTTCAACAAATGAAGAAAAGTCACGAGATAAAAGATTAACAGAACCGGGAAGAGCTGTCAAAGCAGAAAACATTTGACTTTGCACAATCGGTACACTCCGCCACAAATCACTTGGAGTGGACAACTGGGCAAGTCTCGACATTACCGGTCCTGGATTTGATTCAACACCTTCCTGTAGAAGGTCTCGAACCCACGAATTGTAAATTTCACCATCAAAATTAGATAGATCAGGTTCGACAAACAATTCATCCCTTGTTAAATTTAATAATGGTTCAGATTCAACAATGGGTTCAAAAAAATAATTTAAATTATCCCGGAGAAAGACTTCAGGTAGTTGAGGATTCTGGGAATATAAATGTTGCATATTGTGGCGTACCACTTCAACAGGTTTATTTCCAAAAACCCTTACACCAAAGGCTCGTTTGTTCTGGCGATGGCAATAAGTCCTCGGGCCAATTTCATACCGAGGTTTTTCACCAAAACAATAATCAACTAATAAAGTCCAGACATCCTTCGTAAAAACAATAAGACTATTACCTTCTTTATGAGAATATACGCAAAAGCTCGTAGGCCAATTAATGCGCAAATCTGAACAAGAAAATATAGGGAATACAGTTTGTTTTTTAAAATTTTCCATTTTAATTAATATAACTTGGGTTCACACGTATGGATTCCTCAGAGTTAAAGTAATAATTTTAATCGCAATGTAAATTTATAATCGTAATTACTTCTGTTACAGCGCCACTGGAGACCAGCAAGTAATAAACGTATTTATTTTATTTGATAGTTTCCGTAACTTCGTAAAGGTAAAACTCGTA